TTCTAAAACAAAAAAGGCGCTCTTACAAGCGCCTTCTTTGATCTGGGAGGATCCAGTATTTTTTACGAACCTTGTGACGCGTAAACAGCTCTAGGATCTGAGTAACCAAAGCTGTATCTCTCTCTTGCTTTGTATCTCATGTTTCCTGTGTCAAAATCGCCTTCCATGCCAGTAGCAAGGGCAGCTCTTGTGAAGTGTTTAAAGCCATTAGGACAATCTGTTTTAATGAAATATGCATCCGTATCTGTTAGATAATGGTTAACAGTGTAACCACCTGGTAGCATACCCATGTTTTTCAGAGCGTTAATGTCGTTGTCAGCAGTACCGACTCTTAGAGTAGACTCTAAGATTCTGTCAGCTACAAATTGAATGTTAACAGGAATAATTAATTTCTGTCCTTTCATTGCAATTTTTAAGCCTCTTTCGTCGATAAAACCAGCAATATCAATCATCGCTTGTTCTAATGAAACGTCAGTAAGGTCGGCATCAGTTGCACTTCTGTTTGAGAAAGTGCCACCTAGTGCTGTTGGGTGAGCAGTGTTAGCTAATGTAACTCCGTCTCCACCAGTCACTGAAAACGCATTATTTAATACGTTAGCGCCTCTTACTTGTTTCGTGTAAGCCATAGATCTTGCTAAGGCTTTTGTGTAACGAGCTGAAAGACTGTCATATAGGTTGTCTTCGACAGCTTCCTCAGTTAACGCAAATGCTAATGCAATTGTGTCATGAGTGTATCTAGCAGTAAAAGATTCAGAAGCGGTATCAAAACCAACTGCTGCTCCTTCTGCTTTTACATTTGCTTGTCCGAATCCAACTAACATAACTTCTTCTTCAAAAGCTCTATCACTTGATTCTTGCTCAAAAATTTGAGCAGCTTCGTTTTCGTAGCGTGCGTACTCCAAACCGAACAGGGCATTCAAACCAGGTTCTAGTTCTTTGGCAAGCTGTGCTCTATTAATAGCCATATCCTATCTCCTATATTCCTGATGTTGAGTCCATAAAATGAACGTTAAGTTTTACGACCGCTAATCGACCTGCTGCAGTTTTATCAACTGCACCTTCTGATACTGAAGCTTCATCATCAAATCCTACAATCTTCATATTAAGAGTTGCAGAACCAGAAGCAATAGTAGCTGTTGCTAGTTCTCCTAGAGAATAACCACTTGAATCAGTTCCTGTAATTGCTGTTGCAAAGTTAGCATTAGCAAAAAGAGCGTTATCAGGTAGTGCTCCATCCGCATTAATAACAAATAATGCGTTAGGATCATCGGCAACATAAGCAGTAGCTTCAGTTGAAGCTTTAACCGCTGCGTAACCAGGCCAGTATGGTGCCCACGTTGGAGTTCCATCAGTTGCAATATACTTACAACCCATGAAAACGCCTAACAAAGGAACTGTACCGCCATTAGCATTTCCTGGTAAATCTATTAACCCGCTAGCTAGAGGGATAACTGGTGTACCAGTATAGATTTTACTGGTTGAACCTGTAGTCAAGCCGTCGAAGTTAAGAGGATACGCATTAATGCCTTGGTTATTATAGTTTGATCCGATTCTTTCGTAAGGACGAAGACCGAATGCTGCATCTATATTAGCCATAATTTGTCTCCTTTAGACAATATAGTGGAACATAGATCTTACTCATTAAGATTTTTTGTTGCCACCAAATTCTACCCGAGACTGCCTTTCCTGAGAAATTGGCATGGAGGGGTGCTCTTCCCTCATAAGATCGTTGTCAACTGATTTTTGCTGGTCATTAGTCATCTTAGCGAAATATTCATCTCTTGATTCTTTAACTTCCAACGGACATCTCATTAACATTAATCCACCTACTGCAATGACACCTTTAAATTTTCCCTCAGTTAAATGAGGTAAATCTATTCTGTCTGGATATTCATCTGCTCTCACAGGTTCATATCCCGATCTGATTCTAGCTACTACGTTTTTATCATCTTGCGTACCTCTATACTCAAATCTTACCCACCGATGGTGAAAACCTTCTGGTGGTTCAGGGGCATCTAAATTAGATGGTGGAGTCCAACCTTTTTTACGAGTTTGTTGTTCACGGGTCTCTAATTTGCGTGAGGTTTTTTGTTTACTATTTGTAGTCATATTACGCCTCCTTCACGTGTTTTGCGTACTCTTCGAGCGGCACACCAAGTTTTTTTGCGATAGCTACCTGTGAAGGTGTGAGTCTCACAGTGCGGCGTCCAGTGGACGATGTTCTTACAGCAGAAGCAACTTTTTGTTTTGGTCTGCTAACCTCCCCTCCATCCGAAAATTTATGGGGAAACTCTTTACGTATACGTTTATCTATTTCATTATAATACTCATCTGAGCTTACGTCAAACCCTTCTGATACTATTTCGTCATGAAAAGACATCGCAGTATAGGTCATAGGCTTATCATTGCCAAACCATTTATTCTTTTCTGCCCATTCTTGAGCTTTAGGATCAGGTTCAGGTTGTTTTTGTTGTTGTGTTTCTTGAGGTGCCCAAGGTTGTGCATTCTCAGGTTCTTCTTTTGTAGCATCAGCTTGAGCTTGTTTTTGTTTTCTTATTTTTAATCTTTCTTGTTCAATAGCTAATTTGGCTAATTCCTGTTGAGCAAGAACTTGTTTTTCAACATCACTATTCTCTACTGCTTGTTGAAGAGAAGCTTTTAATAAACTTTCATTAGACGTTAAACGTTCTTCATCAGAGGCAATTCTTTCTTTAGATGTTACAGTTGAAAAAGATTTTAAATTTTTATTTTCTAGTTGTATTTTTTTTGCGTATTCAATTGCTGCTTGTTCACGTCTTTCAGCTTCACGCATTTTCTTTGTTAGTTTATCAATACGTTTTTTTACACCGGTGCTATATTCTTCTAACTCTTCTTCTTTTGTTTCTACAACAGGTGTTTCTGATGTGTCTTCTTTAACTTCTACAACAGGTGTTTCTGTTGAACTTTCTTTGACAGCATCAACTTTATCTTCTTTAAGTTCTATATCTACTGATTCTCCAGATGTATCTATTGGAACCATTTTTTCTGATTTACTTGTTTGTACTTCTTGCATAGAATTCTCCATGTTACATTAAATTAGCTGGCAAAATATCTCTTGGATCTTCGACAACTGCCAGTACTTCATCGTCGTTGATTATGCGAAGTTCACCACCATCAATACTAAGTCTAGCTCCAGCATATTTTGTAATGATAATCCAATCGTCTTTTTTGCACCACGGTCCATTAGGAAATTTATTTTTGTCTTGATAAGCATCAGGTCCTACGGCAATAACTTTACAAATATTAGTAGCAATTGAAGCTTGTTCAATAGCTGTATCTGTAAGAAGAACGCCACCTGCTGTTTTACCTTCTAATTTTAAAGGAAATAAAACAAGACGGTATCCTGTTGGTTGAGGTACTTTCTCTATGTCTTTCTTTTGTTTCTCTTTCTTTTTACCATCCCAAATATGTTTTGGCATAATTAGTTTACTTGCTGGCTTATTCATCCGATAGCTCCTGTTTTTTTAGCAGGTCCGTGAGTTCCTGTACTTCTTGTTGTAAGGCATGTAACTTACCCGTTAAATACCTATATTCGTCCCAATCTGAAACGCCTTGCAATATAGCTTGTTCTACCGCTCTTTGTCTAGCAATTAATTCTTTTTTGTAATATGTAAAAAAATTCTCTAACCGCATGCCTTCATTTGATCAGCCATGCTTTGTGCTCTATTGGGGGTTTGTTTTGCCCAACGTGAGTCGAGCATTTCGCTAGCCGCAACAGAATACTCTGGTGGATCTTGTTGAAGAGCCTTCCACATATTACGGAACTTTGAGACCCCAGATTTTCCAAGCTGAAATACCATTTCTATAATTATTATTTTTGCATCATCACTGATGTTTGCTTTACCACCAGAAGGACAGTTATCCATAAGATCTTCTGCACCTTTTATAGCGGATTGTAAATCATGTTCTAATATAGTCATTAAAAACTTTTCTTCGTACTCTTTGTCGTCTTCCCAAAAATCTTCAACACACAAATGACCTACACCCACGGTTCTCTTGCCTAGTGTATCAAGATATACCTTATTTCTATACCCTTCATGCTTCTTTACTGAAGCTAAAAGTTTTCCCATATTTATCATGTGTATATTTTCGTTTTAGGTCTTTTGTTAGGCAACATTCTTCCAAATCCTCTTGGTGTAACTTCTATATACCCTCCCATGTTCTTTTTTACAATCTTATTTCCATGTTTTTTTGCCCAACTTTTAGCAATTTCAGGTTCATTTGCATAAAGGTATGCTCTTTGTTTTTTAGAGCGAAAAGGCATTAACTTTTCTTTTTAGGTTTAAAGGCAGTTTTAGCTGATTGTTTTAAAGCTTTTGCAGAAACAGTGCCCTTACCCGGTCGACTTGTTCCCGCTTTTTTGCGTTTGTTCATGTTGTAATAAAGTCCCTTTTTAACAGTTCTTCCATCTTTAGTTACATGAGTTCCTTTATTTGCTTTAATAACAGAACCTTCTCTTGAACCTTTTGCAATTTTAACCATAGTTGTCTCCTATTTTTTCTTAATCAATCCCATTGCACCTTTTCCAGCCTTGATGCCGAAGCTAGCTGAACAGGCGATATATAATAAATGTTTATAATAATCCGGAAGTGACTGCAGGGCAACAAACCCAGCATGAATATGTTCTGTCATTCCTGGAAAAAAAACGAGTGTCGCTGGAGCCAAAAGACAAATTAAAATTAGCTCATCTTTCCACGAGCCTTTCATTTGATCTACCGCCGATGCTTCCCACTGCACTTTGCCGGCGATTTGGTCTTCTTTGAGTTTGGTTGCAGCTTTAATTTCTGTAACTTTAAGTTCTGCTTTCGCTTTTTTGGTCTCGACGAAGCCACGAACTGTGTCTGCGGCTACGCCGAGTAAGGGTTTTGCTAAAAGTTGCCAGACCATAGTCTAGGCAGCTCCGCCTGTCATCCAGCTAATAACCCAAAGAACTACAATAGCCACAATAGCAGCTTTTATCCAGTCCTTCATTTTCCAGTCCGACCATTCTTTAATATGGCCCCATAGATCTTTTAATAGGTTCATAAAACCTCCTTTTACAAAAAAAGTTATATCAGAATGTCCCTTTAAAAGGAACTTTTTTAATTTGTACTTTACTTCTTTGTCCTTTTGGTCCAGCACCTAAGTTATCTTTAACTTTAGGTCCTTCCATAGTAGCACTGTATACATCTGCAATAGATGTTTTATTAACATGAGATCCTGCATAAGGATTCATATCTTTTGTTACAGTCATTTTAGCATTTGGATATAATGATCCATTAATATATTTTGGTTTTGGATTGTTAAGTGCCATGAGTTCTCCTTATACGTATAATTTAGTTGGTTTTCTTTTTGATTTTAAATCAACACCATAGCCTCGAGAATACATTTCACTTGAAGGTGCTACAGAACCTCCAGTATTAAAACCTTTTTTAAGTTCTCCAATAACTCTTTTTTTCTCAGCTCTTCGGTTTTTGTTGGGTTTTTCAGCATCAATACGCCCAACTTCTTCTAATAAATTCATTCTTCCAGTATTAGCCATTTTAATCTCCTAATGTATCGTTGGTTTAAGTAACGCAACAAAATCTGCTGTGTTATGGTCCATTAATTTATCTGCTTCTACAGGAACTAATTTCTCATACAATAGCATTTGTGCTACACCCATCATAGCACCAGCCAAGAGTATACTATCTTGATTATTTTGGGAAGTCTTTTCTACATATTCCAATAAATTTGAAAATAATTCTTGAAGTCTAATTTCAGCTTCTGTTAGTACTTCATTTTTAATTATCAAATCTTATATCCTTTTGTACATCCACTTTTCTTGGATCTTTTTTACTCTTTTCTATCTCTTTGCTTAATTAAGTTAACATTTGCTCTTAATTGAGCTATATCTTCTTGAGATTGTATACGATCTTCAGCTATTTCAGCTGTTTGCTGTAATTTTTGTTGATCAATGCTTAATCTTCCTTGATCATTTTGCTCTTTTCGTTGAATATCTCGTGCTTTAAGCTGTATTTCTTGTTCTTTAAGCGCGACCAACGGATCTTGACCTTGCTCTTGTGTTATTTTTAACTCATCTAAGAACATTTCTTCTAAATATTCATCAATTTTTGCTGCAACTTGTGTTTCTATTACTTGTTGGAATTGTTGTTGTAGTTCTGGTGGTATTTGTCCACCAAATTGTTCTGCTTGT